GTCGTTATTGCGGTTCGTGCAGACGAACAAGGCCACGCAGACGTCAATCATGGAATGGCCGACACACTTACAAACACATAGGAGAAAATTATGTCTAATTTCGCCCATAAAAACCCATTCGAAATTCGTTCAGAAATGTTGCAACTAGCAAAAGACTATATGGACCAACAGTACCATATGAATGTTCAATTTGCTGAAAAAATGATGGAACAAGGCAAAATGCAAATGGAAGAATTTCAAAAAGTTACAGAAATGTACTCAATCGAAGATATGATGGAAAAAGCCAAGGAAATGTATTCATTCGTTTCTGATAAAGGCGACAAATAAAAAATTAAGGAGCCTTTTGGCTCCTTTTTTATTGTGTTGGATACGGAACTTGCCCGGGCGCGCCTGCATTGTTGATTCCAACATTGCTTTCTGTATTGACATTGGTTGATCCACCAGTATTGTTTTGTTGCAACGTTACGTTTCCACCCTGAGTAATAAATGTCATTCCTTGCGCAGCAGCTTGTGTTTCTAATGCTCTAATTCTTTGTTCAATACCAGAAGTATCTTTGCCGCGCGCGTTTAAAGCAGCTAACTGTTTTTGCGCCGTCTGATAATCTGTGAGCATCGTAGTAGTTACACGATTCGTAGGATTGGTTGTACCTATTTGACTAACATCCACTCCGCCTTGAGTTTCACGGGCTGCTTCTGCGCGCCATTCAGCAATTTTACGTTGGAACCATCTATAAAGTTGTTGGCCGAGTGATAAAAGCCCACCAATAACTGCCCCAACTATCATACCTTTTGCGCCAAAAAACCTACCTAGTGTCGCGCCTTGAGCAATACCACCAAGCACTGATATTCCAGAAGACACAACATCTCCAACATTGACTCCGGCAATATCTACGTTTCCTAAAGCTTCATCGCTTGTAATCCATTCTTTTAATCTATTTCCAAAAATGCCAATACCAAGACCAACAGCGCCAATAATTGCTGTTTTAAGATTAAGTGCAGGATTGATTTTTTTATCACCTTTATAATCAGCTTTTAATCCCATAATTGCTTTGCCAGTTTGGTTCGCTACTGCGCCAGTTATGAGACCGGCTGTAAGCGGCGGCAAAATAGCGGCCAATGGATTGCTAAAGAAATCTAAAATTTTATTTGCAGCTGCAGGAAGCTCTGTTGATAAACGACCAAATGTTGCTCTTAAACCTTCAAAGTCTACATTTTTAAACAAACTATTGACGTTATCCAAAGTTCCTGATGTATCAATTAATGATGAAGATAAAGTGCTTACTGCTGTTTTTGCTTCAACAACGATACCACTTACATCTTGAGTAGTATCTTCAATAAAATCTTCTACCTTTGAAATAACTCCTTCTTCACCAGTAATTCTTTCAATGGCTTGACCTGTAGCATCCGTAGCACTAGTGATAGTATCTGTAACTTGAGTTTTAAGATTATCATAACTTTGTACAGAATCTTCTATTCTGTTACCAATCTGCTCTTTTTTATTATTAAGAAATGTGTCGATTTCTTCTACAGTTTCGCCAAAATCTTGTATACTCTGTCCAAAACCAGACATTTGCCCTTTGACTTTTTCCATAGTATCAAGCGTCCCACCGATAACACTTGGAGCTCTTGCAATTACTTGTCCTTTAAAATCCTTAATTGCTTGAATTGTATCGTCAAGAAAGTTATCTACAAAGTTTGGATCACCAGCCTTTTCATTAATAAAGCCTTTTGCAAATTGATAAAGAGCAACACCGCCGGCTATACCAATAGCGCCACCAATAGCGAGCTTACCAATACCGCCTGCAACGCTACCAAGAACAGTGCTTAAGAGCTTAAGAACTCCACCATTCTTTTCAGGTGCTCCAGCAGGTTCAGGAACATCAAGTTTTGCTGCAGCCACAGATTTAACATCTGCTAAATCGCGACGTCTCATTTCTTCTGCTACTCGATCTCGTTCAATTCCAAGACTTTCTCGTAAGATTTCGGTTTGTTCAGCTAAATTTAAAGCAATAGTGTCAAACACGCCTTCAAATTTGCTCATGTCGATTTTGACAGACTTAATTGAATGCTTACCTCGGTTGCGAAGTAATTCACCTTCTTTTTTAAGCCTATCTAGAATTTCTTGTGTTTCTGGTGATACTGCGGCCATTAGTTCTGTCGTTCCATTTCTGCTTTTTGTTTTTCTACAAATTGGATCAACATTTCAAAGTATAGATCGCGCTCATAAGGAACCAATTCGTGTATGTCTGTTATATTATATTTATGGTGCTGCGCCATCGAGAATACCATCTGGTACCAAGTTTGTAGGTTTATATGGCACAGCGCTAGGAAAAAAAACTGCGCATACCTTCAATTACAAACGTTCTTTCAGTACCATCTTCACGAGTATACTTCATTTCGTGGCGTAGTTTTGGCATTGTAACAAAGAAATCTTGGATCGCTTTAATTACATCACCAGTCATTCCATCCATAAATTCTTCAACTTCTTCACTACTATAATCTGCAAAATTATATGATTCATCTTCACTTTCAATACGATCCAAACATCCAACCATAATAAAATAATTGACTAAAGGATCATTTGGATCTAAAGATACAATTTTAACAAATTCCTCAACAGTTGGATATTTTAAAAGCAAAAAATAATCATCGCTTAAAGGAACTTTATTTGTATGGTTTTCGTTGTACGCAACCTGAACCTTTTCAATATCTAAATTAAGATTAACCATCTCATTTGTTTCATCATCTTTAATTTGAAATTCAATATTGTTATTTACCGATCTTGCTCTTAAAATCAAAAGAATGTATTCTAAATCAAACATTGCAAACGTGTCAACGTCGGCATCAATTACACAATTGTTAATGATTTGGCGAGCTGCCATAAGCTCTTGTTCTGCATCTCCAGATTCTTGGGCAACAAGCAGTACTTTTTCTTCCTTTACAGTAAAAGGGCGATATTTAACTTGTTGTTTCGTAGAAGGAAGAGTAAGTTCAAATATCGGTAAGTCAATTTTTGGTAGTGACATAATTTAATTCTCCATAATTTAGCCAAAGAAGCGAGATATATTATCCGCAGCGTTGGACACACGATTTAATTTATTTATAGCGTCGTTAATGCTTGTAGGTCTAAAACCTTCGCTTATAGTTTGGCTTAAAACTCCAACTGATTGTATCATTTCAAGTAGTCCGTTTCCTCTACTCAATCTACCAGTAGGCGAACCTATTCGTTCACCCGCATATTGTATTTCATCGTATGCGAATGCTACACCAGTAGTTGCGTATTGATCTCTATTTTCCCATGCAAGATCAATATCTCCAACTGCAACAGGGAAGGCGTTGTCAAGAATTACTTCGTAATAATTAGGACTTACTAGTCTTTCAAACGCGTTTTGATTTTCTCTTTGATATGTGGAATAGTGCCTAATAACCATTCTGCATGCGTATTCATCTTTATAGCCAATTTCGTACGGCAGCATTCCATTTACTTCAGCTGTTGATCCACCGGCTGTACTATAGTTTACAACTCTTTGCATCCAACCATGCAAAAATCTTACAATTTGATGATTTGAATCAAGAATAAATTGACCTTGTACTTGACCAGAAGACATGCCTTTTACAAAAGCTTTAGGTCTTTGAGCCATTGCATTATAGTCACCAGTGATTAATTGCATTCCGGGTATTGTCATTGCTTTACAGAAAAATGTAAGATCTCTTGGTTGAGCATTTGATCCAAATACAAACGGCATGTTAATAAATTGAACTTCAAATAGACCAGTGTGGCCAGGACCACCAAAACGATTAACACTCGACTTAAATTCGTTAATATTAAAAGCCATTTAGATTTTCCTTCTTGAATCTGCGTAGACTTGGTTTTTACCTGCTTTTTGAAATCTAGCAGTTGGTAGAAACAAAGCGATATCCCATTCTGTTGGCGCAATGTAAATAAATTTAGATCTTACTTGTCTATCGAGATAATGTTTTACTGTTGGCTTAAAGCCTTTAAACTTAGAAGCGCTCTTAAGTATATCATAACTAATTTTTAACGATGTAGATTCATCAAGCCTTTGATTTGTTACTGTCGAGTATAATTGATCCATTAAGTTTGCTCTCAACATAGGAGGCAAATAATGCATGTTCAAACCAAGAAATCCACCTTGAGCTGGACCAATCGGAAATACAAGCGGAAATGTATCATAATATGGTAATTCATTTTTAAGTTTAGGATCATATCTAAACATATACATGCTTCCAATACCGTATCCTTGGCTTTGTCGGTTACGAGTTTCTGCAACGATATTATCAGGCGTTAAATTACTTCTAGATACGTTTCTTGCTCGGTTTCGATACCAAGCTTTTGCAGCATCAGAACGCCCTGGGATTTCGCCAGCTCTTATACCTTTTAGAAGTATCCTATCGAATACCTTATCTACCATTTACTTTATTCCTAATTCTTTTTCAGTCCAAATCTGGAATTTCCAGCCACGATCTGCGCAATAATTTTTTGCTGCGTTCCATTTTGCTTCGTTAACACCCCAAGTTCTTACCTCATTTAGATACCTTTTAGAGACTTTTCCTTTAGGTGTATTTTTATTTTTTACATTTGGTGGAACAGTTTGTGCCGCCGGTTTAATTTCAATCATAAGCGTTTCTGTTTTTCCAGTCTTTTTTCTAAGATGTACAATGACATCTGGAAAATATCTATGCCTACGTCCATCAATAGGTGATACATATGGAACAATTACTTCTTCAGATTGCCACCAAATTACATCTGGATGACTATCAACAAACCTAAAAAACTTAAACTCCCACAAAGAACGATAAATAATCTGAGTAGGATCACCCTTGTATTTTTGAGGGTTTTTAGGTCTAAAACGTCCTTTATGTGCCACCTATCACTCCACTATCTCAATATAAATAATCCATAGACATATTTATACAAAAAAGGTAGATTTGATGCCAATAAACCCAAATAGCCCAGCAGCGCAAAAGGAATACCATAAAAAGCGCAATCAGACAGGAAAACTCATTACTTTTCCTTCTAAACCGCATCCGCATGGTATGTTGATGGTGTTTAAAAAATACAATTATAGATCTGTCGAAGAAGGTTATCCTCTACTTAAAAATACTTTGAGGTCAGCAACTGGTAGATCGGCAGGAGTAGAACTTGCGGGCCAAGCTGGTATTCAATTGCCCTTCCCTCTTGGATTAGTTGATAATACATCTCTTAGAATAAACAATTTTCAAAGAGATCCACTTACAGAAAGCTTAGCAGCTGCTGCTAAACCATTCCTTCAACCAGGCGGTAATAGTATGTCTATAAGAGAAGCTGGTGGATTAGCTTTCGGAGGTTTGAAAAATCTTCTTAATGGTATTGAAGGCGTCGGAAAAGATATGGCTTCTGGTAATAGTCCAATTACTGCCCGTGGAATTATGGATAGCGCGTTGGAAATGGGAAATAAGTTTTTAGATACAGATCTGACAAAACTTGGAGCAGCTGCAGCTTATCTTTTAAGATCAAATTTGCCTGGCGATCTTGGATCTCAAGTAGATGCAGTACTTGGCTCTGCAATTAACCCAAGAGAAGCATTAGCGTTTCAAGGTGTTGATATGAAAACACATTCGTTTTCATGGGAAATGTATCCATCTAATCGAACAGATTCATTGGCAATTAAAAATATTGTAAATATGCTTAAATCAAATTCTCTGCCTTCAGTAGAAGATTTAAGTCTTGGTAGTGGCGACAATCAAGTTCAAATTGTCGCTGAAGCTTTTTTAAATTATCCTGCTGTAGTCGACATTTATCTACTCGGCGTTAATGAAGAGCATTTTATGAAGTTTAAAACTTGTATGGTGACAAACTTTACAGTAGATTATGGAGCAAGTGAAACTGGTATGTTGCAAGGAGGTAAACCTGTTGCGGTCAATCTTGGTATACAACTTGCAGAACTGGCTATTCATACAGCTAACGATTATGCAGAAGGCCTAGATGCGCCAGAAACAGAAGCTCAAAGTACATCAGGAGAAGAAGTTCAAGATACTGCCGCGGCTACCGGCGGTTCGCCTGGGCTTGTTCAATAGGAGTTGAATCATGGCAACAAAATATTTTGAAAACTTTCCAACTGTAAATTATGATGGAGTTGAAGTTAAAGACATTACTCGTCGTAATACATTTATGAAAAGCATTACGCAAAATCCGATTGCATATATGCCTTATACAGTTGAAGAAGGTGAAAGAGCAGAAGATATTGCAAATTGGTATTATGGAAGTCCTGATTATGTTTGGCTTGTTTATTTAAGTAATAACATTGTAGATCCTTATCACCAATGGCCAAAGTCTACAGAAAACTTTAATAATTACTTAATTGATAAGTACAAAGATACAAGTGGTAAAACTGGTAATGACGTACTAGATTGGGCTCGTGAAGAGTCAGATGAAAATATTGTTTATTATTATCGTGAAATTAATCCGGTATTTGAAGAAAATGTTGTTTCGGTAGATGATTCAGAAAACCAAAATGTTGAAGTCAGTTTAGATAGAGAAACAACAGACACATCGGAGCCCGAAGTTAACCCTGATACTGGTGGAGGTATTATTTACTAATGGCAGTTGATATTATTAGACTAGCGCCGGAATCGTTTCGTACGATTTATCTTCGTAGAGAAGACCGTGTCATTTTGCGCACTGAAACTGGACGTAAAATTATTATTAAACGAATTATTCCTGACGAGTGGAGAGCTTGGAGGATTTATGACGATGAAGAAGCAAAGAATGATAACAAAAAAGAAATCTTTTTAATTGATAGACGTTATCTGAATTTAATTGTTGAAGAATTTAAAGACAAGATTAGAGAATAATGTCTCAAGTAGAAGAAAATTTTAATCCGGGCGGATATTTAATTCAAAGAGCAGATCTTTATTTTCATAATGAAGATCCTCGTGCTGCGTCTGAAGCCCGTAAAAGTTTGGTTGGCTCAATTACTGAAATTGAATTTGGCCAAACGCTTGATAGTGCAAGTTATTCAGGCTCTATATACGTTAGAGATAGTAGAGGATTACTCGAAAATTTTCCGTTAAGAGGCCAAGAAAAACTTCATCTTACAATTAGAACTCTTGATACTAAAACCACTGTAAATTTATATTTGTTTATTCATTCAATTACAAATCTTGGAATAGATAATACTACAAAAGGCGTAGGGTATCGCTTAAATGTTATTTCATATACAAGCTGGGAAGCAAGTAAAAGAAAAATTATTGAAGCATATAAAAGACCTGGTAATACAGTTGTAAGGCAATTATTTACTAAATATTTTAATAAACTTGGCGCGCCTGAATATACAGATAACGATGGCGATACTATGCCATACGGAGTTGTTCGCCATAAATTAACAAACACTGAAGCTGGAACAAAATACTTTTATATTCAACCAACTGTTGGATTACTTGAAACAATTATTCCAAACATGGCTGCGCATCAAGCAATTAATTTTATTGTTAAGCAATCATATTCTGGAGATAATTCTCCAAGCCAAAGTTTTAGATTTTTTGAAACGTGGGATGGCTTTTATTATGTGACTGATGAGTTTCTTACTCAACAAGGAAAAAATAAACCATTTTCATTATTCTTTTCTCCGGGAACTGGAACAAATGATGCTACAAAAAATCCAGCAAACCAATTAAACAGAATAGAAGATTTACAAATCGTAAATTCAGGTAGAACTTCTTCTGCTGCAATGGGATCCGGCGCATATAAAAGTAAAGTAATAGAAATTGATTTAGTACGTGGCGTTGTAAACGAGCACAAGTTTGATTATTTAGAAAAAGCTCAGTATGTAGATATGAACGGTGAAGCAACTCAAACATCTAATTTACCGCAAACTGTAGAGTTTATACAAGATACATACACAGAAGAAAATAGTGTGGATATGTTTATTTTTAAAAACTATACAGGAACTGGAGATCTTTCTGGTACATTAAGAGGCGATGCTCATTTCCCAGAAATCGTACAAAATCGAATTGCTTATAATTATCACTTAAATACAATTGTATTAAATGCTAAGTTAAAGGGTAGAGCTGATATTAAACCTGGTGTTGTAATTGATTTAGATTTGCCAAATCTTGATGGTGCTCAAGAGGTAAGAAAAAATCCACAATTGTCTGGTAGATACTTAGTAACAAAAACTGTTCATACTTTTAAAGAAGGTATGCTATATAATAACATGTCGCTTTCAAAGTTTAATTGGAGTAAATAATGGAAACTGGTGTAGGCATATCAAATCCTCTTTTCTTTATCGGCGTAGTCGAAGACATTTCAGACTTGCGCAAAGAAGGTCGTGTAAAGGTTCGTGCCTTTGGCGTTCATGGACGTAAAGATCAGATTCCTACAGAATCTCTTCCTTGGGCAATTGTTTCATGGGGTAGTTATGATCCTAATTATCGTTTGTTTTTAAACGACTGGGTATTTGGCGTGTTTCTAGATGGTAGAGGCGCACAACAACCTATGATTTTAAGTCTAGTGCCAACACAAACAACAAAAGTACCCGATCCCGAAAATGACGGTTATGGAGCATATCCAGCCAAAGATTGTTTAGAACAAATGGGGCCAAACGCTCCAAAGAATTTTGGACAGCCAAGAAATTCTATGACTCATAGAGGAGAATATTTAGAAAGAACTTGGGTTAAAGCAGCTGAACAAGCAAGAACGCAAGATATACAAGGTGTTGAAGGCACAGTACCGTTTGCAGAGCCAAATATTGCAGCAAATCCAGAATATCCATATAATCGCGTAATTGAAACAACAAAACATCGAATTGAAATCGATGATACGCCTGGATACGAGCGAGTAACAATACATCATAATAGTGGCTCATATATTCAAATGGCGGACAACGGTATTGTTACAAATAAATCTGTAAATGACAAATATGAAATAAACGACGAAAATCAATTTGTTTACGTGGGTGGAGTATCAAATGTTGTAATTGAAGGTGATGCTTTTGTAAGGGTGAACGGTAATAAAACTGAAGAAATAATGGGTAATTATACTCAGCTTATTCATGGTCATCATATTATGTCAGTTGGCGGAGAAACAAATATTAATACAGCTCAGGTTGTAAATATACGTGGAGCAAATGTAAGAATGCAAGCAAATGCTGGTGATATGGCATTGCACGCAACACAAAATATTAAATTTGAAGCTGATGAAACTTTATCATCGAAATCTAAAATTATTTGGCAGCATGGTACAGATAATGTATACGTTGATACAAATATATTCTCATTAAAATCAGCCGAAGGTTCTATTATTAAATCGCTTGGTTATTTAGATATTGATTCAACCGAAGATATTGATATTATTTCGGCAGGAAATATTAATATGAAAGCAACTCGAATAAATGGTGACGATTTAGTTTATCTTGGTACAGGAGCTGCAAATAGTATTGAAGCCGAAGATATTCCAATTCCATTAAAAAGCGGGGTTGGAGACAAAGGTAAAGTTGATTTACCTGCACCAGTTCCATTTAATATGTCAGTACGCAACGATGAATATTCTAAAAATGAAAGTTCAGGCACTGTAGGTATTGTAAATCAAGATGAATCAACTGGCGGAGATTCTGATCCGACTCCAGATACTTCACAAAATCCATTATATTCAGTAGCTAAAGGTAAGTACAGCACTGGTGAAGAATATTGGATGATTATTGATAATCAAACTGGATCAAGAGCGCAACCAGAATCTGGAGTAAATACACTGTATCAATCAGAAGAAAGAGCTGAACAAATCGCAGCCAGACTTAATGCAGGAGGTAGTGGTTTTGACTAAAGATTGTAATCCATGCGATATTAATAATGAAAGTACTTTTGAAAGAAACATAGTAGTTTCTAAACCCGTCTTTGTAAATCAAAATGGTGAGTTTACATTAGATGCTGTTGACTCACTTTTTGAAAACTTTAGCCAATCTATAGTTGCAGAAGCAGAAACTGGCGCTTTAGCTGATTTTGTAAATAGATATGGCTTTGATCGCATCAATCAAATTAGAGGAACAGTAAATTCATTAATTAATGATTCAGACCTACAAGGATATGACGCAATTGTTGAAAGATATAATCTTCCAGAAAGTATTACAAACCTAGAAGTTTGTCAATTTATGAGAGATAATTTATATAATCCTGATAGCTTGCAAAATCAATGTCAATCTAATAGTCCAAAAGTTTTAAATGAATTAAACTCTTTTTTCAATGGAAGTTGGGCTGCAAGTTTGCTTGGCGGGTTGTGTGGATCGGTAAACAATGTATTTGGAGCTGCTGGTGCTTTATTTAATATGATTGGTAAAGTAGGTGATGTGCTAGCAGCTGCCATGCAAGCAATTTCAAGTATTGAAAATTTACTTGACGAAGCCGCTGCAGCATTTGAAAAAATTAAAGTAGCAGCTCTTATTGAATCTATTAAGAAAAAAGTTGTCGAGGCAATTGAAAAAGAAATTGAAAAGGTTTCAAGCGCTATTGATAATTTTTCTTTAAGCGATATATTTGGCGACACATCTAAAAAAATCGGTGGAACTCCAAAGCAACTTCAAGAAAAAATTGCAAAAGAAAAAGCAAAAGCAAAGGCGCTTATTACTGGTGAAAATAAGAAAACACTCCTTGAAAAAATTGAAGGAATGATTAATTACGCTATAGATAAGTTTATCAATCCAAGCTTACAAGCAATTGAACTACTTGTTACTCGCATGTGCGGTTTTACAGTTTCATTTGAAGAAATGCTTAATAATCTTCTAAATCCTCTTAAAAAAATTACAGAAGACGCGCAAGAAACAGAAAAAACAATCAAAAATAATTCTTTAGCCTCATTATCTGATTCTCTTTTCAATGGTGCCATTCGTTTTGATGATAAGACGACACTAGAAGGAATAAATAGAATGGAGGAGAAATGTAGAGAGGAGTCAACGAGAAGAGCAACTGAATCTGCAAATAACGGCACTGGTCCATCTAAAAGAACTGCTAAAAAGTTAACGGATGCTGATATCGATGGTATACCAACATTTGAGCAAATTATTCAGCCAGGTGGCGCAAAAGGAATATACTTAGATCCAAATCATAGGTATGTTAAACATAAAACTCATGGATCTAGAGTTTGGGATACTAAAGTCAAAGCAGAGCATAAAGCAGCGCTTGTACGTCTTATTAATATGTTTGGAGTGACTCCTGTCACTCTTGTAAATGCTTGGAGAAGCGAAGAATATAATAATATGTTAAGAAGAGAATCTAGAGGGGCGGCTAAAAATTCTAG